GGTTTCGATCACTACGACCCGCAGGCATTGGATAGCTTTGGCGATCCGTGGCTCGCGCGCGGCAAGGCAGCGTATCTCTCACCGCAGGCTACCCGCATCAATGGTCGTCGTCCGTCCTCCTACGCCCTGCGGTTGCCGGAGGGTGCGGGCGGTGGCTACGTCAAGAATCTGGATGCCACCAAGACCAGCCTGATCGTTGGTGCGGCCATTCGCGTGGTGCCGTATCAGAACACCTACTCTGAGCCACTGCTGCTCGGCGTGCGCGATGCCAACTCGCAGGTCGCGCATCTGGTGAAGATCGGCGAGGACGGTCGGCTCAAGCTCTACCGCTGGCAGTACGGCTACGACCAGTTGATCTCGACGTCGGTCGCCAGCGCCCCCGCGCGCGGCTGGCACTACATCGAGTTGCAGGTCACGCAAGGCACCAGCAACGGCATTCTGTCGGTGCGTATCAATGGCATCCTGGCCATTCAGATGACCGCACAGAACACCATCCAAGGTGGCGGCCAACTGCTCACGGCATTTGTGGGTGCGGTGCCCGGACAGAGCTGCCCGCTGACCATCGACGTCGACGACTTCTACATCGCCGATACCACCGGCACGATCAACAATACCTTCTTGGGCGACGTGCGTGTCGATGCCTTGCAGGCGCAGGCTGATGGCAGTTTGAACCAGTGGACCGCCAGTCCGGTCGGCACTGCCGCATGGGAAGCCGTGAGCGACGAGGACGAGGCCACGGCAATCAGTGCGCCCAGCGTGGGTCTGCGCCAGTCCTTCGATGCCGAGCCGCTGCCGGTGATGGCCACGCCTGCCATCTACGGCGTGCAACTGACCATGCTGGCGCGCAAGACCGATGCGGGTCTGGGCAAGGTTAAAGGACTCGTGGTCAGTGGTGCGCAGAGCGCCGTCAGCACCGACATCATTCTGCAGGAGCAGTTGGCGTGGCAAAGCACGCTGTTCGAGCGCAATCCGAACGGTAACGTGCAGTGGACGGAGGCTGCCTTCAACGCGGCTGAATTCGGCCTGGAGTCAGCATGACGGATCGCGTCGTCGTTCAAGACATCGCGGAGGCATCCAGCAAGCCGACTCCGGGAAGCGAACTGCCCGCGTTCCATAGTGAAGTGCTTTCGCGTGCCACGTTTGGAGCGAGCGCGGCCAACTTCACGCCGGAAACTGCGGTGGCTCCGCTGCCGCCCAGTATGGCCGCCAGCCTGCTGGCTGAGTCCGTAGCAGGGCCTTGGCCACCCATCGATGCACTGACATTCCTGGTCGAAGTGCTGCGCCGGGACACGGCGTCGAGCGCTATCGTGGCCACCGGCATGAATGCCTTTGGCGACCAGCCATGGCCGGATGCGCAGCGCGGCGTGTTTGCCTTCCGTCACGACTGGGCCGAACCCCTCGTCGAACGACTGGAGTGGCAGACCAGCGTCACGCGCCTGGCCAGCGGCAACGAATCCCGGCAGGCACGCCGCCGCGTTCCCCGGCGATGGATCACCTACAAAGTGGGCAACGCCCGCCAGACTGATGCCCTGGTAGCCGATTGGCTGGCCGACCATCTCGGCCAAGCCGCGCTGTGGCCCCTGCCGCAGTACATGGTGCATCTGACCGAGGCCTGCGAACGTGGCGCACTGGCGCTCAGCGTGACAGAGGCAGACTGGCGGCAGTTCGGGCCGATCTCGGCCAATCTGCGCCTGACCTACGACGGGGTGCAGGGCTGGCAGGAGATTGAGGGCAATGGCCGCTGGGTGCTGATCATCGCCGCCCATGGCTGGCAGATTGCACAACTCAGCGATATGGAAAGCGAACTGCTGTGGCTTACGGAACCCTTGGAACGCTCCGCAGTCATGGGTAGCACCGTCATGCCCCTGGTGTGGGGCAAGGCCATCGACCCGGCGGATCTCACGCAATGGGTACCCGGCATGGTCGGCGGCAGCGTGCCTGTGAAGATCGAGCCTGCGTCGCTACCCAATCAGGATGTCCTGGATGGCCCGTGGCTGGACGAGATTCCAGTCTGGCCGGATGGCAACTGGCGTGATGACCCGACGGCCGCAGCACAAGCCACGATCACCCGCCAGGATTTCTCGCCCGCAGACCCGTGGGTACGGCGGGACGATCCGTGGTCGACCGCCACCTTCCAGCGGCGCTTTCTGGCGGGATCAATCGATGAGATTGAAATCTGGCGGGCGCGGCTGTGGCATGCCCAAGGCCGTCTGGAGTCCTTCTGGCTGCCCGATGGCTTGGCCCCGATCTTGTGGGTGACCGCCGAGGCTGATCCCGAAGACGGCTTCCTGCGTGTGGATGGCAAAGACGTCTCCACGTTCTGGCATCGCCCCGCCGCCTGCTTGATCGTGCATCCGGACGGCTACCGGCAATACGCTTTGACGGCGACCTGCCATCTGGATCAATGCGGTGTACTGGTGCTGCGCTCCGGCCTCGATGATTGGGTGCCCGAAGGCAGCCGGATCATTCGACTCGTGCGCTGCCGCCTCGAACACGACGCCATCGACTTTTACTGGCACAGCCCGACGCTGGTGGAGATCACCCTGACCGCGCGCCAGTTGCCCGAACCACGCGGCAACGACCGAGAAACGTATGGAGAGTACGCCGTATGAGCAACCAACAGCTGATGGAAGTCGAGCTCTACGCCTTCGCCAGCAGCAGCGCGCAGTTCTATCTGACGCCGCACGAATTCGACGTTGATCTCGATGGCAATCTGTACAAGAGCTTGGCCCTGGAGCGCAACGAGCTGGCGCTGGGTGCCGAGGCCGCGAAGGCCGCGCTGGATCTGAAGCTGCCGCCGAATTGCGATCTCGTGCGCCACTTGCTGTCCACCTCGCTGACCGGGGACACCCCCTCGATCACCCTGCGTATCGGACGACGCGACACATGGGGCGACTACTGGTGGGTGTCGGGCACGCGCTGGATGGGCCGGGTGCTGGGCGTCGAGGTCGCTGACGATGTTGCTCGCGTTCGCTGCGAATCCGCGCAGGTCAGTCTCAAGCGCATCGGCCTGCGGCGGCTCTACAGCCGCAAGTGTTCCCACGTGCTGTATTCGGCTGCCTGCGGTGCGGCCCCGATTTCTGCGAGCGCCTTTGTGAGCAATAGCTATGGCCGCAACGTCGATCTCGATGGAGGCACTCCCGGTAGCGTCAGCGGCGGCTTGGCCGGTGGCTGGCTGCAAACCCCGGAAGGTGTCCGCCACATGATCGTCAGCGACTACGGTGGCGGCGTGGAGTTGCTCTATCCGGTGGCCATTGAAGTCGGCACCGAGGTGCTGCTGACGGTGGGCTGCGACCACAGCACGCAAACGTGTGAGTCGCGCTTCGGCAACCTCGACAACTACGGCGGTTTCCCCGCCATCCCGAGCAAGAACCCGTTTTCGACGGGCGTGTTCTGAATCCCTGGAGAAATCACCATGTGGTACCTCGTCGTCATCGTGGTGGCGGCGCTGGTTTCGGTCGCGCTCGCCCCGAAACCACCCGAGCCCAAACCGGCGTCCCTGTCCGACGTCGACGCCCCCACCGCAGAAGAAGGCCGACCGATTCCCGTTGTGTTCGGCACGGTGCTGCTGCGCGGTGCGAATGTCGTCTGGTATGGCGACCTGTCTGCTGATCCGATTCGTAAGAAAGGTGGAAAGAAATGAGCGACATTGATCAGAACCTTCGAATCACCATCGCTCATGTCCGCGCCGTCGGGCTGTGTGTACACGGTTCGCGCACATGGTTTGCCCGCCACGGGCTGGATTTTCGAGCCTTTCTGTGTGAAGGACTGGATGCGGAAACCTTGCTGGCTACAGGCGACGCAATGGCCCTGCGGGTGGTTGAGTACGGGCGTGCCCAGCATCGAGTGGAGCCTCGCTGATGGGTGGTCGTAGCAAGAAGCAAACCGTCGGTTACCGCTACCGCATGGGCCTGCATCTGGCTATTTGCCAGGGGCCCGTCGATGCCGTGCAGGAAATCCAGATGGGCGACCGAACCGCGTGGGGCGATGCGAACCGCGCGCCGCTGTCCAGCGGCCACGGGCTCACCAGCCTGAGCATCAACAAGCCCACTCTGTTCGGCGGCGACGAGCGTGAAGGCGGCGTGGTCGGCACCATTGATGTGATGTCTGGCCATGCCGGTCAGGGCCGCAATGACTATCTGATGAGCCGTCTCGGCAGCGCCATTCCGGCCTTCCGGGGCGTGCTGTCGCTGGTGGCCCGCAAGATCTTGTTCGCGGCAAACAACCCTTACATCAAACCGTGGGCGGTGCGGGTGCGTCGCTTCACGGCGGGCTGGCACAACCAGCCGTGGATGGAGTGGAATGCGGAAGTTCGTATCTGGGACGACGACGAAGGTCGCGAGATCAGCGTTGGTATGAACCCGGCCCACATCCTGGTGCAATGCCTGACCGATCCGCACTGGGGCATGGGCTATCCGCAGAGCACCATCGGCTCGAGTTTCTGGAACGCGGCGTGGGCTTTGTCGAGTGAGGGCTTCGGACTCAATCTGATCTGGACGCGCCAGCAGTCCATTGAGAGTTTCATCAGCCAGGTCATCGACCATATCGGCGGCATCCTCTACACCGATCCCGAGCAGGGAACCTTCGAGCTCAAGCTGCTGCGCGACGATTACTGGATCGACAGCCTGCCGCAGTTGGGTCCAGACGAGATCGTCCGTCTCGAACGCTTCGAGCGCGCCCAATGGGGTGAACTGTCCAACGAACTGACGGTGGTCTACACCGACTGGCAAACCGGTGCTGATGCGACCGTCTCTGTCGAAAACCTTGCTGCCATCCATCTGCAAGGGGGCGTGATCAATCAGCGCCGCGACTATCCGGGCGTCAACTACGGGCCCCTGGCCGCCCGTCTGGCCTTGCGTGACCTGCGGGCTCTGGGCTCGCCCCTGGCTCGTATGAGTCTGACCGTAGCACGCGACACGTTGGAACGCGCTCCACTGCCGGGCGATGTGTTCTTGCTGAACTGGCCACGCTTGGGTGTCGATCAAATGGTGGTGCGCGTCACCGGCATCGACACCGGCACCCTGGGCGCGGCCGAGTGGCGCATCGAAGCGATGGAAGATGTGTTCGGGATGAGCAACACCGTGTTGGCGCCCCCGCCGCCCCATGTCAATGAGCCGACCATCGAACCTTTACCACCCGCGTTGGTGCTGGCCGTCGAAGTGCCGTATTGGGAACTGGCCCGGCGCTTGTCGCGTGCGGATCTGGCCTACCTGACCGATACCGACACCTACCTTGGTGCGCTGGCTGCTGCCGGTGGTACCGGGCAGTTGAATTGGCAGCTGGCCACCGGCGCATCGAGCGGCGACCTCGCTGCCGTCGTCAGCGAGGACTACGCGCCACTGCTCACGCTTGATGCAGCATTGCCTGCGAGTGAGGTCGATGCCGTGGGTGTGCCGGTGACGGCCATCAGCCAGCCGGAGAGACTGGCCGTGGGCGACTACGCCTACCTGGTGGATAGCAACGGGGCCATTACCGAAGCGGTTGCCATCCTGGCCTTCGACGCAGTCAACGCCACCGTCGACCTTGCTCGCGGCGTGCTCGATACCACACCGCAGTCCCATGCGCTCGGCACAACACTGATCGGCGTGGGCGAATGGCTGGCATCCGAAGGCGCTGAACGTGCCCCGGGTGAATCGGTGTTCGTGGGTGCGATCCCACGTACATCGACCGATCAAGGCGAAGCGGAACTG